AGCCGAAAGACCGGCTTTTTTTCTTGCGTCGTTAACTTCTTTCAAGTCGCCGCCTTGAAGCAAAACGTGTTCAATTGAATTGTCGTTTGCGGCAATGATTTGAATATTTGTCTTATTGTATTTCACAAAATCGCGAACCGCTGAAACAAGCGAAGCGTTGACCTTTTGCAATTTGTTTTCGAACTTTATCATTTTAGTTGTGTTTTTTCTTTTGAATAACATATAAAGTGAATTTGTAAACTTTTTTTTCAAAGATAAGAAAAAGACCCGGAAAATTGATTCACGGGTCTTTTTCAATTTGTATTCTTTCGAACTTTTTTACAAGCCGTTTAGGTCAACTTCAACCCCGCAAAGCATATCAACGCGGTTCCAAGTGATTGTTCCGTCGAAGAAGATTGAACCGACATTTGAATCTTCGATTACTTGGTCAACTTCAATTTGAAATTCTGAAACAAGGCCGTAAAAATAGCCGTCGCAAGTGTAGTAACCGAATTGATAATTCGACGCGTTTAGAACAATAGCGTTCCAAAAATCCGTGTCGGTGCAACCTTCGGCGTCTGAATTGAAGTCGTTGAAAGTCACTTGATTTTCTTTGCCGACAATCGCTTCGGGTGAACAAGAAGAAATTCTTTTCTTCGTGAATGAACCCTTCGGCTTTTGGCCAAGAATTAAACCGGTTAAAACAACGTCGCCGTTGTCAATTGCGTCAATCCATTCTTGACGATTATTGATTTCGCTGAATTCGTAATCGCATTTCACAAAAGCGAATCTTGAAATTCCGCCGTTTCTTGTTTGAACGCCGCAACCCGCCGAAGGTGAAGTCGGTAAAGAAGGCGCGCAAGTTGATGAGCAAATAGCCATTTTCTTAATTTTTTATTTATTAAACTTTGTTTGATTTGAAAAACGACCCGGAAGCGTTCGCCGCCGGGTCTTTTTCATTTTTAGTCGCAACCAAGAATTGAAGAACAATCGCCAAAGTGAAAAGTGTAGTTCACTTCTTCGTTTGCGTCACCGGCGGCAAACGCGTTTGAAGGAATGAAGAACAAAGCCCAATGAAGTTGTAACTTGATTTTCCAAGAATCGGCGCAATCGTCGTAATGAACTTTCAAGTCGTAAGTCAACCCGGTGAAAGGGTCGGTAATTGTTCCGTGTTCAAATACGTCGTTTCTTTTCGCGTATTCCCCAACGTACTTGTTCCAAGTTACCAATTGAACGGCACCCGGTGCAAGAACAACGAATTCGTTTGTTCCGATTTCAGAATCAACAAAGCGGTCGTTGTAATATTGATAATCAACCCAACGCGACAAGTCGGTTCCGGTGTTTGAATTACAACAAGCGATTTGATTCACTTTCGCGAACAAGTCCAAGTTTCCGCCGCCTATCATTATCGGCGCGCCGCTTGCCCCTACAAGGTCATATTGGTGACGAATTTGAGCCGCTGCAATTGCACGGCTTGCGTTTGTAGTGTTGTCAAACAATTGAACTTGTTTGAAGTTTGTGCCGTCACCGAAAGAACCGAAGTTCGCCGATTGTAAAGCAAGCAATTGTTTGTTCAAAGCAACGTTCACGGCGTTCATTTGTGACATTATTACTGAACTTACCCAAACTTGGTCGCCTTCGCAAAGTTTGCGCATTTCGTCTTCTTGGAAAAGAAGCCCTTTTGTTTCAATACAATTGTCAATTGTGATAATTGCTTCAAGCGGTGTTCTTTCAACCGAAGTTGTGCAATCATTTGAACAAGTCAAATTCACTTCGCTTTCGGTTCCGCGTGTGTGATAATTTACTTGAACTTGACGGAATTTTCCGTTCGTTGGTACAGGAATCATTTCGACGCCGGCGCGATTTTCCGCACTCATTAAAGCGTCAAGATAACCCACGCGGTCACGTTTCAACGAAGGCGCGTTTTGACCCGCAACGTTAATTAAGTCCGCTTGAAGTTTGGCGCAAAGCCCTTGAGTAAAAGCCATTTTTTTAAGTTTTTAATTTGTTTTTTTGATTGATTTGTTTCGGGTTGTTGCCATAAAAAAAGCCCTTCTTTCGTGCAGCAATTGCGTTCGAAGAAAGGCTTTTGAATGAAAAGCCCGAATTTGCGCTTTCGGTTGCGCGAACCCGGTTAATTGCGTTTAGCGCCGCCGCGCCGTGTTTTTTAGTCTTTGCCGAAGGTCTTCATTGTTTGAAGTTGTTCGGCGTTGGCTTGCGCCTTTTGAAGTCCGGGCAAATTGAACTTTTGTTCGCTTGCCGGGCTTCCGGTTGCAGCGGGTGCGGGTGCGGGTTTTGGCGTTCCGCTTCCGGGTGTCCCGTTGCTTTGCTTGACTACATTCAACGAAGTCAAATGATTGTCAAGTATTTCTTCGAAAGTCAACGCCTTCGTTCCGTCTGAATTCAAAGGTTTCAAGCCGTTTTTCGTCTTGACTTCAAGTTCGCCGGAATCGGTCACGTCAATTTCATATTGCGAAGATAAGAAACTTTGAACGGCCGGCAATACAACTTCGGGCGAAACAATCAAACTTTTTCTTGAAATAGCGCTTCGAAGTGCTGAATCTTTCTTGAATGATTTGATTGTATTTGTTGCTTCGGCTTCTTTTGACGGAATGACTTCTTCAATCAATCGCTTGTTTTCTTTGGTCAATTCAATCAACTTGTTTTGAAGTTCGCTTGCGCCTTCGGCGCTTGTTGACTTCGCTTTTTCGTAAGCCGTTGAAATGATTTCGTCGAACTTTTTATCTTTCAAATCTTCACTTGAAAGCCCGAAAGTCTTTTTGATTCGGTGTTCAATCTTCGACAATTCAGTTCCGCGAACTTCGTCTTTGATAGGTTGAATGAAGTCGGGGTCGTTTGAAAATACGTCTTTCATTGAAGACTTGAATGAAGAAGTGAGTTCGTCAATATTGACGTCTTCTTCTGAATTTAACTTTTCAAGAATGTCTTTCGACAACCCGATTTTTTTCAAAAATTGTTCAGCGTGTTTCATTGTTGTTATTTTTTAGATTTTGCCTTCTTTGGTGCTTCGCCTTCTTGACTTTCTTCGCCGCCTTCAATGTCTAAAAATTCACCGGTTGCCGGCGCTTCTTCAACTGATTGTTCGGGTTCGGTCATTGCCGGAATTGCTTCTTCAACAACAACGTTCACCGGTGCCGGCTTCGGGGTTGAAAGTCCTTGAATTTTCAAATTGTCTTTGACGATTTCAAAGTTTTTGAAGTGTCCGCCGCTTTTTAGTTGGCGAATTGCCGATTCGGTAACTTCTGAAATTTTACCGGTTTTTACATTAACGATTCTGATTTTGTTCATTGTGTTTTGAATTTATTGACAAATATATGAAAAAGCCTAATTTGAACCGAAAACAAGCGGAAACAATCGCGAAGGTAAAAGCGATTCGAACCATTCCGAACCGGTTATTGTTTTGAATTCGGCCTGTTGTTCGTCTTGTTCAATTATCTTTCGAATCTTGACCAACGAATCAACGTCGTTATTTTGAACGGCAATTTGCGTAAGTTCAGAAAGTTTTTGAATTTGTTCGATTGTCATTTTGCGATTTTGATTGTTTTCTTGTCTATTCCGTAAGCGTCAAGCGCTTCTTCAATTGCTTCAAAAACTTTGGGGTGTTCAGCCTTCAAGAAATCATTCGAATAAACGTAAGTTGTGAATGATTCAGTCCAAAATTCGTCAAGGTTTGATTCGCCGTATAATGTCGGCGCGTCACTTAAAGTCAAGCCCTTTTTTCTTAATATATCGGTCAAAATTCTTGACGAATTCGCTTGCGCGTTTTTGATAGCGTGCGCGGCTTCGTGTGTTATTGTTGGCGCGACATTATCGTCAACAAGTTTTGAAAAGGCTGAAACCGACCAAAACTTGACTTTTTCTTTTTTTATTTGAGCATATATAACCCCGTTTTTTGGGTCGTAAATTTCACCGCTTCGGCTTTCTGTCAAATTATATTTCGCTTGAATTTCACGCCCCCAAGATTCAGAATTTTTCAATTCGTATCGCTTCAATTCAATCTTTTGACCTTTGGCAATTTTTACATTCAAAAATTCATTGTCGTTTGCACAATTGCCGTTTGAAGTTCCTTTCATATACCAAACATTGTAAAGTGACAAATCTGAACGGCCGGCGTCTTTCAAAAATTTACCGGTGCCGGGCTTTGTACTTTGTGCCGTATTTCGAAGGGTGACAAACATATTTCGATTATTTGCAATTCCGACGAAGTCGTCGGCGTCACTTAATACCGAAGTGAAATCGTCTTGAAGTTTGTTGTCTTGCGTTGTGACAAGCAAGCCCGGCTTCAATTCCTTTTTCTTGACCGCTTGAACCGATTCTTTTTGCGCGGTCTTGACTTGCTTTTCAATTTCATTGATTTGCGAATCAACGGCTTTCGTTTCGCCTTGCCCTTGCGCTTCTTGTTCGTTCAAAAATTTCTTCTTCATTGAAGGGGTCATTTTGAAAGGTATTGCCGAATGTCGGCAATTGTAGCCGCCGCGAAAGGTTGCGAACGTTTCTTTGTTTGTTCCGGGAATCATTCCGCTTCCGTTGTTGAAAGCCCAAGAAATTTCGGCTTCAAGTTCAGATTTCAAAACAACGCCGCGACCGGCCCAACGAACGCATTGAGCGCGTGAATCGTCAATTAAAGAACCAACGTATCGAAACGCGTCAAGGTCGAATTCTTGGGCAATTGCTGAATTGACTTGCCCGTCAAATTGATTCAAAGCGTCCCTTGAAACTTGGGTGACATATCGGCGAAGAAGTGAATTGTTTGATTGTGACGTGACAAGCCAAGTCCGAAGCGCGCTTTCAAGGTCTGAAATTGTTGACCCGGCAACGATATTCTTGAAGATTCCTTGCTTCACCGGTTCAATGAATTGCGAATTGACGCCGGAACCGGTCAAGCCGTCAATCGTTTGTTGCGTCATTGCTTTTTGAATCGGATTGACAAGGTCTTCAAGTTGCTTTTGCGAAAGGTCGTTGACTGATTTTTGAGCGTCAAAGTTGAATTCTTTAATCGTTTCGAAATTGCGCAAATAGTCTTTTATCGGCGGCGCAAAGGCTTTCAATTCTTTCGCGATTATCTTGTCAATTTCATTCAGCAAATCAACGTTCTTTTCGTCAAAGACAAGGTTTTCGCCGTTCTTATTCATTTTCGAAACTTGACTTCGAACCGCTTCGAAAACTTTTCTTTCAATTGGGTCAAGTGAATTCAACAAGTCGGCGTCGGCGCCGACAATTGTGTTTTCTTTCTTGGTCAAAATCTTTATGACCGCGTCGTCAAAGCCGAATTCGTCTTTTGCCATTTTTCAAAATTAAACAATTGCAGCCGGTGCCGCCTTTGGCGTTCCCAAAATACGACGGGCTTTCGCGTCGTCAAAGCCGTAAATTTCAACAAGCAACGCGACGGCGCTTTCAAAGTCGGTTGTTCCGGTCGCAACTGATTGTTGAAGTTGAAGAATACCTTGAACGCCGCCGACTGAACCTTTCAAGTTCGCTTTTGCTTCGGCTTCTTTGGCAAGAACTTCTTGATTGATTCCGAATTCTTGGCCGCCCGAAAGGTCAATGACTTGTTTCGGAATGTTTTCTTCGAATATCGGTTTCATTCCTTCGTCAATTGCTGCGAAAATATCGTTCAGCCCTTGTTCAAGAAATTCAGTCCCGTTTTCGGCAATCAATTTCATTAAAACTTTGTAAGCGTAAAGCGATTTCAAAAGGTCTTCTTTCTTAATCGTTCCGGCTGCAACAAGTGCGGCTTTGTCAGACGCCTTCAAGTGATATATTGGGTCGTAAGAAACAAGAACTTCAATGATTCTTGAAGTTGCTTTGCTTCCCGAAAAACGTTTCTTTGCAAGGTCTTTTGTTGCTTCAACAAGGAAAGCAACAGGCGCGTTCTTGTCGGTCAACTTTGAAACTTCGTCAATCAAATCGCTTTCGGTTTTCATTGAAAACGAAATCGGCTTGACAATTATAGGGTCTTTCGGGTCTGAAACGTTGCGATATTTTTCAATAAACAAAAGGCTTTTGAAAATGATTTCGTCAAATAGGTTGTTTGAAATCTTTGTCAATTGGGCGAATGAATCTTCGCGGTCTATTTCTTTTGCGGTGCCGGATTGTGCTTCGTCAATTGTGTTCAAGTGAAGCGCTTCTTCGGCCTTTTTCAAAAGAACTTCCCAAGCCTTGCCCGAATATTCAATGATTCCGACGTCGGGCGAAATAAAGCGAATAAGCGGGTCACTTGAATTCGTATCGGTGCCGAACGCGGCGGTTCCCTTTTCGCGTAAAAAAACGCCGTAAGGTGAACGCGAAACAACGCGGCCGGTTCCTTTACATTTGCGGCAAGATTCAGATTCTTCGCTTTCGGAATTAAAGACAAGACCTTCACGGCAACCCGGCGCGTCGCAAGTTTCGGCGACTTCTTCGCGATAAGGGAACGCGCTTGTTGTCATAACGCCTTGCCAATCTGAATATTGACGAATCGCTTCATTCGCAAAAGGAATAAAAGCGCTGAAATAAGAATCAAAATATCTTTCGGCCGTTTGGTCGCCGCCCAAAACGCAACCCGGAATTGAACCGATTTCGTGAAGATAAACCAATTCAACGGCGAATTTGCGGTCGCGTTCGTTGCCGAATTGAGTGTGACGATAAAAGCCGTCACGGGTCAAAGTCAAATAGACTTCGCCGTCTTGAACTTGCTTGCCGTTTTTAGTGACCCAAGACTTCGCCCCTTCTTCTTCCCAAGAAATCGCGTCTTTTGACAAGAACTTGATTTCGTCCGAATCAATCAAGACCGGTTCAACGTCAACTTTTTGCGTTGGGTCAATCAACCCTTCGCCGACAGGAACCCAAACAAGCCAAGCGTTCGGGTCTTCAATCATTCGGGGAACAATGAACTTTTGAATGAACGAGTAAAAATATTGATTGTCAAATTTCTTTTCGTTCAAATAAGTATTCAGTTCGTCCGAAACTTGAATTGAAAAGTTTGCGTTTTGAAAGATTCTGAAAAGTTTATCAATCGCCCTTGTCATTGACCCCTTTGTGATAGGTTCATAAATTGAAAGGCGATATTTTTGAACGTCCGGGTCTTCATTCGGACGGCGTCGGGTCAATATGTCGCCCGGATTTGTTCCGCGCGTGTGAACAAACATTTTTTCACGAACTTCAACCCAATCTTCAAAGTGCTTGGGTTTGAATTTTTTTTCGGCAATCAAGCCGTTGATTTCTTCGATTGTTATCATTTGCAAGATAAAGATTGTGAACATTCGCAACGTTCGGCTTTGGCTTCAAAGAACCAATGTGAACCGATTTCGTTATTTTTAGAGATTTCGCCTTGAACTTGATATTCTTTGCCGCCGATATAAACTTCGCGACCGGCGAAGATTGTTGCCACCAATCGAACAAATCTTTGCGGCGCGTGTTGGCTGCGAAGCGTCCAATTTTCGCAAAGTTGCGACCCGGTTGTTTTTAGTGAAGTGTTGACAACTTGCTTTTGAATGTCAAAGTTGTCTTGTTCAAATGAACCGGGAATTCGAACGGCGTTTGAATATTGAAACGGCGCGCCCCAATAAGCCGAAGAATTCGTTCCGTAATAAAGGCCGAAGCAATCTTTGAACGGATAAGTTGATTCGACAAGAATTGATTTCTTGCCATTGCTGCACGGAATCGGCTTGAAAGGTTCTGAACAAAAACAAAGAATGTCGTCTTTTTCAGTTTTGTACAAAGGGTCGGGGCCTGTTGAAAAGCAAAATTTGAAGTAAAAGCAAGAATCGCCTGTTGCGGCCCTAACAAACTTCAAAACGCGGTCAAGATTGAAACGTATTTGTTGAATTGAATTTGTTGTTTCGTTTCCGGCGTAATCGCTTGAAGTATATTCGCCGACAAAAGCGTCGGTGAATAGGCTTTCAAATTCTTGAATTTCTGAAATTCGAATCGGCGTATCGTCGCAACAAGAAAAGATTTCGAAAGAACAAAAGCCCAAGTCGAAAGGGTTTTCAAGTCCCGGATAAGTCCACCCGTAAGGCTGCGAAATGTCTTTGATTTGATAGGGTTGTTGAAACTGAAAATCGAACGTGTCACCGGATTCAAAAGGAACCCAAAAAGCCGCGTCGTTTCCGCAAAGGTTACAATTCCAAGAATCGGAACAATCGCAAAGAATCAAGCCGTTGTTCACAATTGCAAAAGAACAATCGCCCGAACCGCAAAGAATCTTTAAGTTGCTGCAAAGAACCCGTGAATTCGGTTCTTTACAATCTTCAAATTTTGAAATATCGCAAAAAATTGCGTTGCCTATTTCGTAAGAATCAAAAAGTTCAGCCATTGCACAAATTTACTAAATTAAGGGCAAAGCCCTTCACCAATTTTTAAGTTCAAAGTTGTTGTCATATTTGTTCCGCTTGAACCTACTTTGACGTAAGAGCGGCCGTCAATTCTTGACCCCCAAACAAAAGAAAAAGAACCGCTTGTTGCCCCGACCGGAATCGTTACAGGCGTGCCGGTTGCGCTTACTTCGCCAAGATAAAAATTGATAGGCTTTGTCGGCGGCGTGCTGCAATTGTATTCAAAATAATATGTTTGACCCGGAACCGGATAAACGCCGCCCGTATCAATTGAAAGCCCCAAGTAGCGGCCGTTTGTAACGTTTACAATATCAAGAACCCAATTGCCGCCCGTTTGTGGGCTTCCCGTCATATTCATTCCGCTTGACCCGCCTGTTTTGATAAAGCGGTCAAAGTAATTGCAAACAAGTAAAGCCGGCGGCGTTGAAATATAGCCGCAAATATTTACTTCGTTCAACCCTGTAAAGATTGAAGGGTCGAATTCAATCATTGCTTGACCGCCCGAAAAAACCGCGTCTTGATAAGTTACGCCGGGAATTGACAACAAAGGAATTCCGAAAGGCGAAGAATTCACTTCGGATTCTTGAATGTAAGGCAAGCCGAAAGGCGATTTTTCCAAGAAGAAAACAAAGTCGCCGTCTTCATTTGAATAATAATAAACACGAATCGAAGAAAAGTCAGCCGGGCAAAAAGTGCCTTCAATTTTTTGCCAAGTTTCCGAAGTGATTGAATAGCCTTCAATTTTTACTTCTTCAATAATCGGCGGAAAGCCCGAATTATCATTTTCAAAATCAATTGTATTCAAGCGAAAAGCGTCAATAATATTCCAAAGATTGCCCGGCCCAAAAAGCGAAGAAAGGTCAAATTGAAAAGTATATTCAAAGAAAACGTCTTCGTCAACCCAAGATTGAACAACCGAATTTGAAGTGATATAGGTTGAAGATAAAGGCCCGGCGCTTATTCGGTTCATATATTGCGCCGTTGGCGCAACAAGAACTTGACCGCTAAACGGCAATTGTTCCCAACGAACGCGCGTCAAATAGGTTGATTCAATTAAACCGCTTCCGGAATCTTGAACAATTAAGTCATTCAGATTTTGCCAACCGCCCGGAAAGCCCGCAACGCGGTTCGAAACGTGTTGACTATAAACAAAGAATGTCGTTTGTGTCGCCGTTGGGAAGGCGTTCGCGCGCTTGTAAATTGTCAAGGTTATTCGCGTCAAGAAATTGCGCCAATCAACGCCGGGAATCAACGCCCCCCACTTATCAAGGCAATCTTTGAAGCCGCCCGAATCAAGTCTTAATCGGTGTTGAATTCTTTCTTTCGGTGCCGGACGCAAACAATTACTTTCTTGACTTTGAAAAAGTTGTTCAAAAGTGCTATTGACTTGCGGCGAACAATCGCAATTCGGGTCGGGTTGTTCCGTTACTGAAATAGGTTCAGAAAGAAACGTATTTGCCGTGATAGTGTCATTCGCATAAACAACCGCCGCAATTCGATAAGTCGAAGACGGATTGATTAAAGTGTCAACGTAGCAAGCAACTTGCCAAACGTCGCCGCCCAAGTAGTTAAATTCAGAAGGTGAATTGAAATTGTTATCAATGACCCCCGAAACGCCAACGTTCAAAATTTGCGCGCGGCTTGAATTGTAATTCGTCAAGAAATCAACTGAATTGTCGAATTGTGTTTCGTCAAACAATTGTAAAATAATTCCCGAAGCGCCGCCGTAAATTGACGGAATAGTTATATTGAAAACAACTTGCGTTTGTTGTATCGTTGAAAAGTTATTGACAACCCCGTTTCGAATTAACTGAAAAGAAGGTGAATTGAATTCGCTTGCGCCGTTGTAAAGCCCAAGATTGAACCAACGGGCCGAAAAGCGAATTGAACTTGTTTCAATACATTCAAAAGGCGCGCCGTCAACAAGAACGTTCGGGTCGCGTAAGTATATCATTGAACAAAGCCTTTTGTTCGCATTGTAAACCGAAGGCAATGTATTTGCCCAATCGGTCAAAGAAGTTGCAACGTTGCGCTTGAATTTGATATTATTTGAAAACGTCGTCGCGTTGATAAGGTTTTCAAAGTCTGAAACTAAAAAGAAATCGAACAAGATTTGAAATTCACCGCTTGCCGCGCTTGTTGGCACGAATTGAACGTTGAAATTCATTTGATTCAACGAATTACTTCCGGCGCCGATTAAGGTCATAGGAACCGCGACGCCGTCGGTCATTGTGTTGTCATATTCAATAAACCAAGCAACCGAAGGCGGCGCCGTAACGCCCGAAAAGTCACAAACAAAAGCGAACAAAATAGGGTTGAACCAAAATTTGACCCCGTCCGAAATTCCGTTTTGATAGGTGAATTCAAACTTCATTGTTTTCTTGTCAGCAATTGTCGAAGTTACAAGTTGACTTGTTCCGCAAAGCCCGTCAATATCGCGAAGCAACCCGTTTTCGGTTCCGATAGTTACTTGTGTGCAGCAAAGGCAAGAACAATCTTGAATTGAATAGCCTTCAACTTCGATTCGAATGTCGGGCGACTTACAAAAGCCAAACAAGAAAGAACATTGAAGAACTTCGTCAATTGACGTCGGCGTCCAAGTGACAACGCAAATCGCCGAACTTCCCGGCGCAATTGTTCCGTTGTCCGGTACAAAGGTGAAATTGTGACCTTCGCAACTTCCAACAACAACTTCCCAATCAAAAGCGCCGATTGTTGTGTTTGTGATTGTAACGTTTTGAGAACTTGAACCGCCGTAAGCAACCGCGCCGAAGTTTATCGGAATAGGTGAAACGAAACTTTCTAAATTCGCGCAAGTCAAAGGCAAATAGTAAAAATCTTCGACGCCGTGTTCGTTGGTGCTGAATTGAAATTTGATATAGCCGTCCGTGACCCCTAAATTTTGATAACAAATTCGAACAAGAAAAGTGAAGGTTTCGCCCGGATTCAAATAAACAGGATAAGTCGGCGGGTTTCCGTTTATTTCTAACAAAGTGCCGTCGTAATTAACGCCGATTCCGGTCAAGCCGTTAATTGCGTTAAGGCGCAAAAGCGTGTTGTGAATGTTTTGACCGGTGAACAAAACTTCTTGACAAGTGCAGCAAATGACTTCGTTCGGCGTTGCCGGGTTATAGGTGTCTTGAACTATTTGTGAAGACGTTACGACGATTTTTCTTGTTGGCATATTACAAAATTAAACAATTCCCGAAACTGAAATGATTCTTTTTGCGAAATCAACCTTGACTTCTTTAACAATTCCGAAAGCGGGCGAACCGGCTTTGATAAGTCGAACGGATTTTGTGAAGTCAAAAGATTCATATTCGGCGCAATCAAATTCAAATTGAAAGTTGAAATCGAATTGCTTTGTCAGCGGGTTTCTTGGGTCGTCAATATAATGAAAAAGCGAATAAAGATTGTTGTTGAACCCTTCCCGGAACCAAAACGGATAATTGAATCGGTCTTGTTCGTCAATATAGCCTTCGCCGTAACTTACGGAACCGCCGCAAAAAGCGTCTGAATAATTGTTTTGAACCCTTGCTTCTGAAACGCCTGTTGAAGTGTCCCAAATTAACAACTTGTAATTGAAAGCGGTGTCGTCGTTCAAAAGCATATAGCGTTCGGATTGACTGAATACGCCCCCTAAAAACAAGTCAACAATTCCGCCCAAAACATTAGCGAAATAGTCATAAACGTCTTGTTCAATTCCGTCACCGCGAAAGCGTGCAGCCGACAAAGGAATTTGAACGTCAAGTTGTCCGGATTGTGAAGGCGAATAAGGAACGTTGAAATCAACAATGTCGTTGAATCTTGGCTTTGCTTCATTGCCGATTGAATCTTGCGCGTCCGGTTGATATTCAAATCGCCCGAAAGCGTATCGTTCCCGGTCTTGCCAACTGAAACAAACTTTGTCGTCAATGATTCGGCCGTCGTTGTAAAGTTGTTCAGCGTCAACCCAAGTAGAAAGCCCGGTGAAATAGTCTTTTCTTTCGAAAATCAAATTGTTTCCAACGACCCAAAAATTTGCGTTGAACGTTGGCTTCAATATGTTATTCATTAAACTTTCAAGCGTTTCAACCGGCAAGTTTTCAGTAATTAAAAAGTAATTCGTTTCATTTCGTTTTCGACCTTTATGAACTTGGGCTGCAAAAAGAAGCGTATTGTAGTAAGGCGAAGCCGGATTGTTCAAAATTGAACTTTGAAAAGTCAAGCCGCACTTGTTGCAAACGTTTTGAATGTAATCGCGAACAAGTGCCGAAGGGTGAAATCGGCCGCAAGGAATAACAAGTTCACGGATTTCTTGAAAGGCTTCAAGGATTTGTTCGATTGCTTCAACAGGATTCGCAAAGTTTGAATCGTCACAATCGCTTTGTTCGCAATCGGTCAAAGGCAAAGCGCAAGCAATTGAACAAATAACGTAAACAATCGCCGAAATGACCCCAACAACGACAAGAAGGGGAATCAAGATAGTGTAAAGCAAAAAGTTGACAACCCAAGCAAGCCAAACAATAACGTATTGAATAAAGGCCGGCCTGTTTTCAATACAATAACGAACCGCCGGGCGTTGTACATTCAAAAAACCCGCGTAATTGTCCCATATTATTGTAGATTTCAAGCAATTGATTTCGGGCTTTTCTTCAACGACGTTCGCTGAAATATAGCAACCCGGTTCGCACCAATCAATTGAATCGCCTTTTATTACGCCCTTGAAAACTTCTTTCAAGCAGCAATCGTCGAATATTTTGACTTCAACTGAATTCGCAAAGCCGTTCGGGTCGTCAATGAAGAAAGTCTTCAAAATTTGATAGCCGTCGTCGTAAAAGGTTAATTCAGAAGAAAACGATTTCGCAATGATTCCGTCTTCGGTGTTTTCGCGAAGTGTAATTTCAAACGTGTCGGTTCCGTCAATTCGGCCCGTAATCAAAACGCCGTTCAGTTCTATTTTGATAGGTGAATTCATTTTGCTTTGTTTCTTATTCTTTGGTCTTTGTATTGAAGGTGCGAAACAATTCCGTTGATACCGCGTTCGTCAATTGAAAGGGTCAAGCCCTTTTGTTCACGAATTGCTTTTTCAATTCGGTCAAGTCTTGCGTCGGTCATTGAATTGTTAATTACAACGATTTTTTCGTTCAGATTTGAAGCAAGTTTCGGGTCACGTCCGGCGTGAATCGCTTCAAGTAAGGGTCGAAATTGACGCGTCTTTTCTTTTGTGATTACGAATTCGCCTTTGTGAACAACCCCCGCTTCGTCGTATTTTCCGCCGTCACCGGTGTAACCCCCGACCGCGAACGAAGCCGCCGCCCTTGCTTGCGCCCTTGCTTGAACCAACCCGGCCGCAAGTGCTATCAATGTCGCCGCGATTGTGAAAGGTGCAGCCGCGCCACCTTCGGCCGCCGCTTTGGCAATTGCAACCGAAGAATTCGCAACAAGTTCAATCGCCGCAAGCGCTTGTTGTTGACGAACGAAACGGGCCTTTTGTTCATTAAGTTTTCGAAGGCGTTCTTCTTCGATTTGAAGAAGTTCGGCGTTTCCTTTTTCAGCGATTTCAGTCGCAGCGTCAACCCGCTTTTGTTGGCCGCTGATTGCGGTTTCGGTTTCTTGAATTCGTGCAGCAATGACCGCGTTGACCGCGTCAAGGGTTGCCTTTCCAACTTCAAAGATTCCGTCAATGATTGCTTGCTTTTCGTCTTCTTTGATTTTCTTCTTGCGTTCGCTTTCGTCTTCGGCGATTTTGATTGACCGGTCGGCAAAGTCTTGTTGTGTCTTTAAGATTTCAAGGTCGGCGTTCTTTTGAATCAACTTCTTTTCTTCGGCCGTCAAGCCTTCTTGTTGCAAATCAAAATCGCGTTGTTCTTTAATTGAAGCGATTCGAACCCGCTTTTCGTCTTCAAGACTTGCTTCAATTTCAATCAAGTTTTCGTCAAGTTGTTCTTTGATAGCGTTTCGGGCTTCCGGTGTTTTGGCAACGGAAAGGTCTTTCATAAGTTTCGAACGTTCCCTTTCAAGTTCCTTTGTAGTCTGAACCATTACTTCAAGGGTTGTCGCGTTGTTCGTGTTGTTTATATCGTTCAACGTTTTCGCCCGGTCTTTCGCCGCTTTGATTTCAATGTTTTTGATTGCGTTTTCGGTTTCGTTCGTCGCCTTTTCTTTTTGCTTGCCGCGAAGAACTTCGAATTGCGCCTTGATTCCTTCGGTCAATTTGCCTTCTTCTTTCGCGTCTTTGATTCGGTTGTCAATATCAACGTCAATTTCTTTCTTTTGCGCTTCAAGAAGGCTTTTCAGTTTGGCGATTTCTTCTTCTTTGGTCTTTGGATTCAAGAAAGAAATCGGTTGCTTCTGAATTTCAAGCGAAACTTTTTGAATTTCACGGGTCAAATCTTGAAGAAGTTTCTTTCGGTCTTCGGCTAACTTTTCAGCGGCCTTCAATTCTTCTTTCGAAAGCGTTCCGGTTTTGGTCGTTGCTTCGGCGCCTATCTTTGCGAGTTTGTCAATTGTTGCGATTGTGTCGTTCAATTGCGCTTGAATTTGTTCGGTGCTTCCGTTGATTACTTCGCTAACAACGTCGGCTTGACCCAACAATTGCGAATTCAGTTGTTCAGCGCTTCCCATATAATCGGCCGCGTTGTTTTCTTGAACCTTTTTTCGAAGCGCGTCGGCTTGTTCTTCAATTGCTTTAATTTCCGATTCATTATAGCCGGCAAGAAGTTTTTTTCTTGTTTCACCAAAAACGCCCAATTGTGCAAGATTTCGCGCGGCTTCATTCATTTGAGCATTTCGAAGTTTATCTTCAAGGTCAAGTTGTTGTTTGGTCAATTCAATGATTTGACCTTCAACCGCTTTCGCACGCGCCGCGTTCTTGATTGATTCCGCAAGTTCTTTGTAAACCTTGTCAAGTTGTGTCACGAAGGCCGTTTCGTCTGAAATATTCTTCAACGTCGTTCCATACTTCGAATTAATTTCGTTGATAAGTTTAACCCGGTCGGCCGAACCGGCGTTCGTTTCGCGTAAAGCGCCGAACAATCGGTCAAGTTCAACTTTTTCTTTTGCAAATTCGGCGTTTGTTTGTTCGGTCACGGCCGCAAGCGCTTCACTTGTCGAAATGAAATTATCTTCTTCTTGGGTTGCGGTTTCAACTGAATCGCCGAAGTCAATAAAGAAAGCCGCTGCAATTGATAAGGCCGAAGCAACCAAGCCGATAGGGTTCGCCTTCAAAGCGGTTGAAAAAGCGGTTGTTGCCGCCGTTGCTGCACGCGAAGCCACCGCCGAAGCCGTTGTCGCCCCTGTGAATAAGTTTGTCGCCACCGCCGCCGCCCTTGTTGCGGTTGACCTTATCGCGGTTGCAATTGCCGCCGCCTTATCGCGAACGGCTGAAATTCCCTTTTGAACGTTCGAAATCAATTCGGCTTGAACGGCCTGTTTTTGTTGCCCAACGTAAAAGGCAACGGCACCCGCAAGAATAAGAAGTGAACGGCCGTTTTGCTGCACGAAGCCGGGAAGCGCCGCGAAGACGTCAATTGCCTTTTGAGCGCCGGCAAGCAAGCCTTCAAAGACCGGAAGCAAGCCTTCACCGATTGACCGCTTCAATTGTTCGAAGTTTCCTTCAAGCGTTGAAATACGGCCGGCGGTTGATTGTGAAAGTTTTTCAGTCAAGCCAAAGAATCGCCCGCCTTCTTCGGTCAAGTTAGCAAAAGCCCGTTCAAAAGTCGCGAACGAAATCTTTCCTTCTGAACCTAATTTCTTCACTTGGTCTTCGGAAACGCCTAATTCTTTCGCGAATTCTTGAATGATAGGAACCCCCGCTTCGGTCAATTGGTTTATGTCTTCGGCGTAAAGCGTCCCGGCAACGCGGGCTTTTCCGTATATGACCGCAAGTTCATTAAAGTCTTTGCCGGTTGCGCTTGATACGTCACCGATTTTTTGAAGCGTTCCTTGCAATTGTTCAACCGGTTCACCGAAAGCAAGAAGCGCTTTGCCGGCGTTGTTTACTTGTTCCGGCGTGAAAGGCGTTGCAACTGAAAACTTTTCAAGGTCGGCAAGAACTTGTTTCGCCTTATCGGCTGAACCTAAAAACGTTTCAAAAGATATTCCCAAACTTTCGTAATCGGCAACCGCTTTGATTGCACCCCTTCCGAAGTCAATTGCAGCGGCTGCAACTTGGACGCCACCGAACGCGGCGGCTGCACCGGCAAGCGTTCTTTGAAGAAGTGTGACTTTCTTTGTTGCGTCTTCGGTTGCTTTTCCAACGCCGGCAATTTGAGCCTTCACGGCTTCAAGTTCTTTTCGAAGCCCGGCGGTTTCCGCTTGAATTTTGAATAATACGTTTTTAACGGCCATTTTTTAAGTATTAAGAACCCAACTTTTGCCGGGTTTGATTTTCGTTTGCTTTGTTGTTGCCTTCAAGGGCTTCATTCTTTTCTTCAACAATTCGAACGTAAGTTGAAAGCGTTTGATAGTATTCGTCAACGTTCAGATTTTCAAGTGCTTTCATTTCAGAAACTTTGTTGTCGCAAATTATTTGATTCAAATAGTTTATTTCGTCAACGTAGTTCCCGACTTCGCTTCCCGCAAAAAGCGGAAAAGTCTTTCGTTTTGAAGGGCGTTGCGATTCAAATAGTCTAAAATATCGGCTTCGGATATATTCGAAAAGTTGATTGTGTGTTCGAACGCCCTTTGAACAAAAAAATCGAAAAGGTCGGGTCTTGATTTGAAAAGTTCAACTTTGTTTTTGCGAATTACTTCATTGAATTCAGTTTCGTTTTCGCCGTCTTCAATAAAATAACAGGCCGCAAGTTCAACAAGGGTTTCTTCTTCGCCCAAGAAATCAAGGCGAAATTCAAGTTCGCCCAATATCGAAAAGAGTTCAACGATATTCCCGGCGTTGGCCCTTTGCTTCATTTGTTCAATGACTTGCTTTAATACGTCTTTCGTTACGTTCATTGAAGCGAAGCGGGTTGCAACTTCGGCGGCGATTGCGCGCTTTGCCGGCATTGTCAGCGGGTTTTCATATTCGAACCAATCAACCCCCCTTGAATCGGTGAAAACCTTTTTCAACGGAATGATTGACCCGGTCAAGTGTTTGCCGAATTGTTGTTGTTGTCGTCGTTTGAATAGTTTCATTTTTTTCGTGTTTTTTGTGAATTTATTATTCCGCTTCCTTTTTTGTTCACGCTAACTTGACAAATCGCATAAGACGCCGATTGTCCCTTTCCGCTTGCTTGAACGTGTGAAACGCAGCGGTCGAATTTTGCAGAAAATCTTTTTTGTCCCGGCATTTTTTCAAAGTTTAATTGCTTCAAAGATACGAATTTCTTCAAGCAATCAAGGCTTCAAATATTTGACAAAGTCATTGTGAAACGTCCAAAGGTAGTAACGCAAGCAATCAAGCAAGTGCGTAAGATTTGCGTCTTTCTTCTTGTCAATATTGCCGTCGTCACTTGTTTCGACGTTTTGCAAGTCGTGAATAAGGAATTGACAAGACGCGTCAATTTGAAAGTCGGGGTGTTTTTCAAGAATCGAATTCAGAAGAACCCGTGAATTCTTGATTGAAGGGTTGACCGAAGGAACCTTGAAGGCCGTCTTTGGCAATTGAAGTTCTTCTTTGATAATGACGTAAAAGTTCAAGGCGCCTTTTGTCATTGCTGAACGATTCGCGCCGGACGCGTCACCGGTGACAATGAACAAGCGATTGCCGAAGGTCTTCTTGATTTCAGCACAAAGGGCGAAAATATCGGAATTGCGAAGTCTGAATTCCTTCAAGATTCGAATCTTGTTGTCAAATGATTGCCCGGCTATGCAAGTGATAGGGTCAACGTTGAAGTCAAACGAAAGAATGACCGGCGCGTTCGGGTTGATTTTGACTTCGGGCTTGATTGTCTTGACCTTATTGAAGGCGTAAGCAAACGGCCGTTCGACGTCTATAACGTCCCAATCGCCAAGAACGAAGATTGCCTTTGTGACTTCGTCAAGATTTTCAAGGCTTTCAAGATATTCAGCCGGCAAAGTCGGGTTGTCGGCCATTGTGGCCCGCAAATAAAAGAATTTGTCGGGAAGTTTATTTTCTAAAAAAGGCGTGTGAAAGACGTGTTTCGTCCAAGTTTGGGAAGGGTTGCAAGTGACAAGAATCAACTTCGGCGGCATTGGTTCAATAATATTCCGGCCGGCGCGAAGAATACATTTGTTGAAGGTCTTTTGCTGCAATTCTTGACCTTCTTCAAGCAAGAAGCCGTTTGCTTCAAGCCCGTCAAATTGGGTCAAGTCTTTGTCAGAATCGAAGTTTTCCGAAATGAATTGAAGTTCGCTTCCGTTAATAAACTGAACAATCTTGTCTTGCTGATTGTATTTGCGAATGAATGACTTCGGGCAAATCTTGAAGAATGATTTGATTGAAGTCTTCTTCAATCTTGGCAATGATTCCCGGACAACGAACCAACGCGAACCCGGATACAGGCGCGCAAGAAGAATCAAGATTGCCATTGAAACGTAAGTCTTGCCACCGCCGGCGGCGCCCCCAAACATTAAGTAATTGTAACGGCCCGAAAGCGTCGCTTCAATAAATTCAAGTTGTTTGGGGTGCGGTTCAAAGGCGACCTTCATTTGAATCTTGTTTCAAGAAAGGTGAATTCGTGTTTGCGCTTGACAAAGAATTCAAGCGTTTCGTTCCATTCTTCAAGGCTTTGTTTTTCTTCGGTTGATTCCCTTGATAAGACTTCGAATTCGACTTCGTCAACTTTGTTTCGCAGCCATTTTTCGACCTTTTCTTTTGTCTTCAAGCAACAAAACAATTGTTCAAGAAGAAGTTCTTTTTCAAGGTCGGCAAGTTTTGGGGTTGTTGTTATTGTGTTCATTGTGCAAATTTAATTCATTGCGATTCGATAATGAAGTTCGTCAAGAACTTCGACAAAGAATTCGACGTTTTCGCCGTCAAGATTTTCGCCGTTGCTGAACGTGAAATCTTCATTCAATCGGTCAATTTGTTTGAAGCAAAATTCAATTGCTTCTTCAATACCGCCCTTCTTGTCAATTAGGTCGGTGACGTATTCGTCGAATTGTTCGTTTGTCATTTGAACTTGATTATTTGTTCGCCGATTTTGAAGATTTGTTCTTCGCCCGAAAGGTCAACAGGGTTCGCGTCGTTCCAATTTGACGGGTCAACGTTCTTCAAAGCGAAGATAATTGCCGTCGAAGAAGGGTTGATAAACTTCTTTCGCTTGGTTTTGATTGTCGAAGTCTTGACGCCGGCCGCGTTGAAACGTTCAATCGTTTCTTCTTCTTCAACAAAGAAGCCCGAAATCGCTTTTTCAAGGCCGTTCATTGCCTTTTCGCGAAGCCCTTCTTTGCCGATTTTGGCGTTTGCTTCTTTCGCCTTTTTGAATAAGTCGGCAAAGTCGGCATTGTCCCGGCACCAATTGCGAAAAGTTCGTATTGCAATTCCGACTTCTTCGCAACAAGATTCGATTGTCACATTTTCAAGCGAATAGAATTCGCAAATCCTTTCGACCTTGTCCCGGCGTTCTTGTTCCGGGTCAATCTTTTTTGTCGGTGTAGGTTTATTTTTTGCCGTTTTTGGGTTCGGCTTGCCCCCCGTTTTTTTGTTCATTGATTCGCAAGTTTTCGGTCATTGCCTTGACCCTTTTGTTGTTGTTGTTGCGAATCGGTTGTTCAACCGGGTTGTTCTTCTTTGGGTTCTTGGACGGCAAGCCCGGCACCCGCCGAAAGGTATTTGATAAAGGCGTAAGAATCCGGCTTCAATTTGTGACTTCGGTCTTGTTCCCAATATTTGCAAAACTGAACCCAAACGTTGTTAAAGCGTTGATAGATTTTGCCTTCGTGCAGCAAATGATTTTCAACGTCAAGCCCGTCAATTGTGTCTTGATAGGCTTTGACTACTTGCCAAAATTCGGCTTGAATTCTTGCCGTTTCGCGTTGGCCTTCACGTTTCATTCTTCGGTTCATTCTTGCGAATTTAAGAAATTAAAGAATACAACGATTGATTCTTTGACGACTTGCCTTTCATTTTCAAGTTCATTGAAAGCGATTTGAAAGTCTTCAACTGAAACGTTCGGGCTTGCCGCAAGGTCGTTTTGAATCGCGTCAATTGATTCGTCAATTGCCTTTTGTGCGGCTTTGATTTCTTCGTTCATATCAAAAAAGTTCCTGTTGAATTGAAATATTGTTTTTCTGAATCTTCTGAATTCTTAAAAAAGCAAGGTGTTGTTCAGCGATTTCACGGCTTGCGCGAATTGCGTTTTCACGTTGCTTCATTGAATCAATCCAAGTTTCAATGTCGGCTTCATTTTCGGCGTAAAAATAGCCCTTTGAAGTCCCAACAAGACCCGGCAAGATATTATTCAAGCGAATGAACTGAACAATCTTTCGAATTCTTGGTTCAGAAAGTTCAACGCCAAGATTCGCCTTCAAGCCGGCAATCATTTTCGGGTTTGTGACAATGTTTTCTTTGCCGGGTTTGTCTTTGAATCGCTTGACGATAATATGAACAAGCGATTCTTCTTCGGGCGTCAAATTCGCCGTGATTTCTTCGAAGTTTTTTATCATTTCTTTTGTTGTTGAAGTTCTTTGATTTGTGTTTCGATTGATTCTTTTCTTGCTTCTTGGCTTTTTATTTGCCTTTCAAGCATTGCAACAAGTGAACGTTGTTGCGCAACTTGTTTTTCAATGTAAACAATCATATTTTGAAGGTCGGCGATTTTCTTCATTTGTTTCTTTCCTGTTTTTCTTTGATTTTTGAATTGACCAAGTCGTCAAATTTTGCTTGAACCTTGTCTTTGTTTCGAAGGCGTTTGAATTGCCTTTCTTTGACCTTTGCTTGAACTTCACCGAAAAGATATTGAACCGCCGCAAGTGTCCCGGACAAGACAACAACGACTTTGAACAAGTAAATTAACAGGGTCAAGATTGAAATTGAAATGACAACGACAAGCGTAATCGGTGCGGCCCAAAGAATAGCAATTTTTTCAATTGCCGAAAGTTGATTGAATGATTTTTTCATTGTGTTCGTGTGTTTGTTGCGAATATCGAAAGAAGTCCGGGTTCCCCGTCAAAGGAACCCGAAAATCTTTTCAACGATTTTTTGTTCAGAAAGGGTCTTGTTCTTCGGTTGAAGACGAAATCGGCGCTTGTTGCTGCACGTTTTCGGCGTTGCCGTCTTTCATTGAAGAAAGTATTTCAACGCGTTCAACGCGAACCTTTATTGAAGTTCGTTCGATTCCGTCTTTGTCGTTGTATTTTTCAACGTTCAATTCGCCTTCGACGAACAACTTCATTCCTTTCTTAATAAACTTTTCAGCGAATTCGGCCGTCTTGTTCCAAGATTCACAATTGAACCAAGTAGTCACTTCAATCGGCGCCCCGTTTGAATCTTTTTTGCGTTTGTTTACGGCGAATGAATACGTCGCGACGTTTGAGCCTTGCGCGTTTCGAATTGTTGGGTCTTGGCCAACGTTACCAATCAAGATAATCTTGTTCATTTTGTTGTTTTTAGGGTTTAACTATTTTCAGCGGCATTTTGTCCGTAATGATTCCGGACGATTTCAAAAGCAAATTGTGACGTTCAAGCCATTCTTTGAAGGTCAAGCCGTCGGGGTGCTTGGCGGTTTTCATAAGTTTGCCTTCTTCATTTTTCAAAGGGTTTCCTTCGGGGTCTAATTCTTGAAAGAATTCACATTCATTGAAGAACATATTCTTCAAAATGAAAGTGACCGAAGCCGGGAAGTTGATTGTTTCGTTCATTTTTTATTCATATTGGTTTGACTTTATTGATTCAATTGTTTTGCGAAAATCGGTTTGTGATTCAATTAACGCGTCGTAATATTCACGAACGGCAATTTCAAAACATATTTTCTTGATTTCGTGTTCGAAGGTGTTTTCAAATCCGATTTGAAGGGCTTGTTCGGCAAGTTTTCGGAAGTCGCGCGCCTGTTCAACTGAACCGGGCTTTCTTGTTTGAATTCTTTCTTTCTGAATCTGAATTGCGCGTTCGCGAATTTCGAACTTCTTCTTGACTGAAATTTGAATAAGTTGAAGGTCTTTTTCAAGAACGTTAAAAACGGGTTCAAATCCGGTCAAGGTTCCTTCAAGAATCTTCGTGCTTTTGTACTTTTCGAACTTGGTGACAATGAAAGAATCAACGAAGCCCCAAAAATTGCGCGCTTGTTCTTCGGGTGAAGGTTCGCCGGGTTGCAATTGAACGCGGTCAATTTTGCGGTTGAATTCAATCATTGCTTTCGCCCGGTGTTCTGAATAGGCTTTCATTACTTGCGCAATATAAAGGGCTGAAAAGTTTTGAAAGTGATTGATTTCAACGTTCAATTTTCCGTTCAAAGCAAGTCGAAAAGCGATTCGTATTTCGTCGGCTGAATAGTCTTTCATTTCGCTTTGAATGTAGTCAATCAAAACGGCCTTTTGCATTTCAGAAGGGAAGTTTTCCGGCTTCAACCCAATAAGGGCGAAAACATAGCGAAGCGATTGTCGAATCGGTTCGTCGGTGTCAAGATTTCTGATTTTCGTATCAAGCGCCGCTTGAACGATTTCGCGGCCGTTAGAAGTCGCGAATTGTATCGTCGAAAGAAGGTTTTCCGCCCGGACGATTTGATTTTTGTTGTTGTTGTTCATTTGTTCTTCTTTTTATCCAAGTGTTGCAAGTTAAAAAAACCGATTTGTATTTGAGCGAAACGTTTTTGAAGTTTTCCATTGCAAGAAGAACTTCTTCGACCGCTGCACGCGACCCGGCCGCCGTGACCAACTTTTCACAATCAGAAGCGGTCAATTGAATCTTCAATTTTCCAACGTCCGGGCAATTGTCGCGAACGAATTTTTGAAGTTCGTGTTCAATTTCCAAAGACCCCGAATTCAATATATTATTTTCTTCTTTTGAATATGAAATTGAATTTGTAATTGAAGGGGTTGTCTTTTGCTTGTCGTTTTGGTTAACCTTATTTTTAAGCAAATCAACAGGGCTTTTCTTCAAGTTCGGGTTTCCGCCAAGTTTGCCAAAGTCGCGCCGCATTTGACGAAGCGCTTCGTCTTCAATCATTCGCTTCGAATAAAAACGGCCCTTTTCGTCTTGCTTTAATATTCCGAAATTGGTCAATTCTTCAAAGACTTTTGTGAACCTTTTTTGACTAATTCCGGACAACTTTTGAATTCCTTTCTTGTCTAAAATTTGCGACCCTATCGTCAAGAATCCGGGTTCGCTTGATAAAAACATAAGACAAAGAAGGTCAATCCAAACGCCGCGTGTTTCAGCCGAACAAAGTCGAAGTGACGGGTCGGTCAACCAATCGGAAGCGTAAAAAAGAAAGGCCGGCGCTTTGGTTCGCGACGATTTCTTGAAGTTGTTGTTGTTGTTGTTGTTGTTCATTTGTTGCAGCGTTTCAGCAAATTTTTGAAACGTTGGTCACGTTTCTTTCGTCGCCCGTTGATTACGTTTGAAACAAAGGTCATTGAAAACTTCGGATTCTTTGCGCAAAAGTTCTTCAACGATTTGAACTTTGAAACTAACATTATACGAACAAATTCGCGTTCTTCGTCCTTGATAAACTTGTCCGAATCCGGTTCAGTTTGTTCGAACTTTTCTTGAATGATTGAAAGAAGGCCCGGCACCTTGTCCGGGTTGATTCTTTCATTCAATACGTTTATCATTGACCAATAAGGAAAGCCCGACAAATCGGCAAGCCTACCGACCGACCCGAATTTTGCCTTGATTGCTTTCTTCAATTCAATTGTTGTCATTGCTTTCATTTTCTTCAAATAGATTGATTTGTTGCATTGCAGCCGAAAGAACGTCTTGACGGGTTTCAGTCGCGACAAGGTTAATCAATTCGTCTTTCGATTGAATAGATTGAACGCGTTCGATTGCTTGTTCTTCGGTCATTGATTCGATTGTTTCCGTTGTTGGTTCCGGCGCCGGTTCAGAAAGTTTCTTCTTCTTGTTGTTGATTGACTTCTTGAATTCAGCGTTGCCGTGAAAGTGCGGGTATTTTTGCCAAACGGCGCGAAGCAAATCAAGGTCATTCGCGGCCGCAATTTCTTCAATGATTTCTTTCATTTCAAGAATTTCTTCTTTGAATGATTTTGCCGCGTTTTGAACAACGACCGCTTGAACGGCTTCACTTGTCCCGGTGTTTCCTGTTTTACTTGAAAGAATTTCGGCTTGAACTTCAAGCGGCGGCAATTCTTCGGCCGTGTAAGGCAAGCCGCCCAATTCGTCCGAAAAACAAAGTCGGAAGCCTTGCGCCATTGCGACCTTTTTTATCATTGTCAAAGGCTTTTCGCGCCAAAACTTCGTGACGTTTCCGTCTTTGGTAAATTGAACGTATTCAACAAATTCGACTTCGTGGCGAAACGGGTGTTGAAAATCTTTGCGGTGAATTGTTATGACCGCTTTGACGTTTGAATTCTTCAAATCTTTGCGATTCAATTCGCCGATTGTTGTCACTTCCCAACCGGAAAGAAGGCCCGAACGTTCAGCGCGTTTGATATAGGTTTCAAAGCCTACAATGACCGAAAAGTTGTTGCCGTATTTTGAAGCGTAAATTTCGCGCTTAAACGGGTTCAGCCCGAACGACTTTGCTATTTCGGTGAATTGTTCAACTTCTGAACGTGTCAGATTTGACGCCAAGTTCATAGCGTTCAAATATTTGTGAATCTTTTCAATATCGAAGTTTTCAACCTTTGAAACTTCGGCGTTGTTGTTGTTGTTTTGTGTTTCCATTTTGCAAATATAATTGAAAAAAGTTTTCGGGTTCGTTTGTTGAAATCTATTTTGAAAGACTGATTTCGCAAGTCGTTTTTGAAGACTTAATCGCCGGGAACAAATCAATCATTTCGCCGGTTTCTTGGTCAATCATTGTCGCCGCTGATTTCAAAATCTTCAATTGTTCTTCAAGTGATTTTCTTTGTTCAGCGATTGCGTCTTCTTTGGCCTTGATTTCGTTGAATTTTGGCGTTTGAGCGTAATTGTATCGAACGCCGGTTTCTTTCAATTTGAAGGTCACGCCGAACTTTGTCACGCCTGTTTTTGATTCCGGGCCGTATAGGTCAAGTTCGTCGGTTGCGATTTCGCGAATCTTTGATTTTGCCGCGTCAATAACTTGCGAAAAGAATTCAAGTTGCGCAAGGGCGTTCAATGTTTCGCGGCCGCCTTCTTCGACTTCGCCGATAATTTGCGCCGCATATTGTTGCGCAAGTGTTTTTGAAAAGGTTACTTCACCCGCTTCGATTTGTTCTTTGATTGTGTTCACAATGTTAGTGTTCATTTTGTTGAATGTTTATTTTGCCGGACAATTTTAGATTGATAATATCAACGAAGGTTTGTCCGAAAATACCGACCTTGATATTTGAAAGAAAGTTTTGAACCGCTTTGATTTCAATGAACTTGATATTTTGCGCGGTCATTTTGAACCCGAAAACTTTTGATTTGTTGAACTGATTAAGCAAGAAGTCAATTTCGTGTTCGCCGAATTGTTCGAACAATGAACCGAAAAGAATTGTATCTTTGTCAACGTTGTTGTTGTTCTTCGATTGTTTCGATTGTTCAACGTGTCGAACGCCGGTTGACTTGTCGCCGGCGTTTGGCTTTTCAGTCGTTTTCATTTGCCCAAAGTATTTCGTTTGAAATGATTTTCGCGTCTTCAATTCGTGACAATAGACGAAGCGAAAGTGATTCGCCGAAGGTCTGAACCTTTCCGCCTTCAATTGAGCAAAAACCGCCGCTTGTTGGCTTTCCTAAATTACTTCCCGAAGCAACGTCGGAATGTTTGAGCAAATACGAAAAAACAATCGCGCGCTTTTCGTCGAAAATTATATATTTTGCGGTCATTGCTTAAAAAGTTAGGGGTTGAAATGAATTGATAAAGTCAAAAGCCGCGTTCAATGATTCAAGGGCCGGCGAACAATAAGCGCGGCCGTTGGTCACAATGAAGATTCGGTCTTCACGGCGCAAGAAAGTTCGGCCGTTGTCGTCGTCTTTTGCGAACTGAATAGCGCCGAAGTTTTCCAAGTAGAAAAGAATTTCGTTTTCGTCACCGCTGCAATCAATAGCGAAGTTGAAGTTCAATTCTTCGATTGAATACGTCCCGGAAACGACTTGAACGGCCCCGTCTTCACTTTCGACAAGAAAGTCGCCTGTAAAAGATTCGGTTGATTTGTTGAATCGTCCGAATGTCATTAAGACCTTCGGCGCGAAGAAGTCTTGAATTGTCAAAACTTCGATTTGTTGAATTGTGTTGTTGTTGTTCATATACTGATTTTTAAGAATTTTTTTTTAAGTGACGCCCGGCGAACCGGGCGCCTTTTGTTTTTACAATTGTTCAAGAATTGAACTAATTATTGCAGCCTTTGCCTTACAATCTTCAATTTCTTTTTTGTAGAATTCGCCGTCAATTTTTTCTTCAAAGTTGACGTTGTAAGTTCTTGCGTTGTTCAAAGCCTTCATTGTATTTTCGGCGTAAGAATTTAAGTGATTGAAGTGTCGGGTCAAAGCCTTCTTCAATTGAATTTCTTGTTCTTGGTTCAAAGTGATTTTTTTCATTGTGCTTGTTATTTTGTGAAAATGAAAAGGCCGGAATTTGTAGAAAAGTCACGAATCAAATCAAGCGCCGCGCGGTGTTCGATTGTCTTCTTCATTTCAATCAAAAAAGATTCGCCGGTTGTTTTGATTCCTTCGATTGTTTGCTTGATTCTGATTCGACCCGACTTTGTAAAGCCCAAAACTTCAAAGCAATCAAAGCGAAGCGTTCCTTCTGAATCGTTCCAACGTGAATATTCACGAACGACTTTTTTGACTTCTTTGTTTTCGTGAAAAAGGTGAAAGAACAAATCGGTCTTCATTCTTGCTTCGTTTGCGAATTCGCCGAAAACTGATTCAATGATTGAATCATTTTGACTGATAAAAGGGTTGTTGTTGTTTTCCATTTTTTTGGGGTTGTTAGTGTTATTCATTCCGCAATCTTACGACGACTTTTTCATTCACGCAAGTTTTACCGAAACTTTTTTCAACTTTTTTTTGTTCACAATGATTCAAGAAGTACAATTTGCGCTTTGTGGTTTACAATCCAAGCGTTCAATATTCCCGGCTGAATCGTTTCTTCGGCTTCTTTGGTCAAGCAATATTGAAGCGATTTTTTGCGGGCTGCAATTTGACCGGCCTTTGAATACAGGCTTGTTTTTGAATGAATCAATTGCGCAAGAACCTTGTCGTCGGTGTCAACGAAAATATATCCGGCTTCAAGGGCTTTGATAATGAAAAGAAGAACTTCTTTGCTTTCGCAATTGTTGACAAATCTTTCAATGAACATATTGTTCGAACGTAGCGCTTGACGATTTTTTCTGATTGTGTAATGATTCGCAGCGCAAAAGCCTTCGACTTCAATGCCGATTTGATTTCTTGAAACGTAAAAAGTCATAAAGGCAAAGCCTTGTTTTTCGAAAGCCTGTTGTGTTGTTGCGTCGGTGAAGGCTTCTTTGTTTTTTGTGATTGTCGGAAGTGTGAACATTGTTTTGATTTTTTAAGAATTGTTGAATAAGCGCCCGGCGAACCGGGCGCGTTGATTGTTTACTTGATTAAGTAGCGAAAGTGCGGTCTTTTGATTGCGCCGTTCGCGAAGATTGTTTGTGCTTTGACTTTCTTATCGCCGTCGGTGATTAAGGTGTTCAAGTTGCGGTTGACGTGTGAATTTGAAATTGTCATTGTTTCGGCGTTGATTCCTTTGTCTTGAATCTTTGCGGCAAGTTTTGCAACCGAAACGTCGAACCATTTTGAAGCGGCCGTTCTTTGTTGTTCAACAAGTTGTTCAGTTGACCAACCGAACGAAAAAGTACATTTGCGAAGAATTGCGTGACAATCATTGTAAGTATTATAGTCTTCAATTTCTTGTTCGGTCATTTCTGAAAAATCGGTTGTGTAATAACGATTTGTTCTTGTTATTCCGCCCAATTCATAAGTATCGGTTTTCAAAACTTGCTTCGGTCTTTTTACAATTTTGTAAAGCGATTGATAAGTATTTTCAATTCCTTTGAAATAGGCTTGCGTTGCGATTGCCCAATCTTCAACTTGATTCAAATAGTCAACTTTGAAAGTTGCGAATTCAGCGGTCAACTTTGCTTCGATTGTGTTTGTTGTGTTTGCCATTTTTTTAAGTGTGTTTCGTTATTTGTTTGGCAACGTTACGGCGACTTTTTCATTCACGCAAGAAAAATCGAAAAAAAATTCAACTTTTTTTTGTTGAAGGCGTGCAGCAAAAGAAAAACCCTTGAAAAATCAAGGGCTTCACTAATCTAACAAAAACCTAACTTGAAGAACAAGTCGTCAAGAATTCAAATTCTTATCAATGTAAGCAAGAAAAACGTGTGACAGGGCCGAAGCCGGAATCAAGAACCAAAAAGAAAGGTCGAAATGATAGCGGCAAACAAAGAAAACAAGCAACGTGAACCAAACGTTCAAGCAAAAGATACAACCGCCGAAAGGCTTTGATAGTATTTGAAAGAACTTGATTGAAGAATTTTTCATTGATTCAATAAGCCTTGAATAAAAACCGAAGATTTGACCCGGTGCCGTAATAAAGTCAAAGAAGAACGTAATCAACGCGCCCCCAACGCCGGCAAAGCAAGCGATAAACAAAGGGCGCAAGAATTCGTTTTCTTGCAAAAAGAAAGAAGTCAAGATTCCGAAAATGAATCCGATAAGAATGAAAAAGGTGTTGTTTATTTTGTTCATTGTGTTGATTTTTAATAAAAAGTAGAAGGGCAGCCCGAAGGAATCATTCCGTTCACCGCAAAAGAACAAGCGCCGTCCGGTGAAGTGTAGTAATTAAAGCCGGGTTGTTTAAGGCAATCCGGAACTTGAATTTTGATAATTGTTTCAGCGTTTTCGTTGAAGTTGAACGGAATTTGCAAATTGTCGCCTTCTTCAAATTCATAAGAAACGTAAGTGACGCCGGAAACGCCGAAAATTTCAAAAGTGTATTCGGTTTCGCACATTGCTTCAATTCCGAAATCAATGTTTTGACCGGGAAGAAAACAACCTATATTTTTAACGCAGCCGCAATTCATAGCATTTTTATTTTTACAAAGTTAGTTTAACAAGAAGAATTTTGACAAGGGTTTTCGCAATAATATTCAAGCGCGAAATCGCGGTCGCCTACAATATTGAAGTCGTGTGAAATGAAGAAAAGATTTTTGTCAAAAGGCTTTGACTTCTTCGGCGATTCTTCTTTCAATACGGCGATTGAATCAACGTTCGATTCAACCGGTTCAACGGCAACGTTTGCAAAAGCCGCGCAAGACGGCAAATTTGCGTTCATTATAGCGAAGCGAATTTGTTCTTCAATAAAATAGGGTTCGACGTTTCGAACGCAAGCAACAAGGCGAAGTTCATATCGAACGCGCGTGAAGTTTTGCATTGCTGCAAATTTCTTCGTCGTTGGCGATTCTGAAAACTGAATCTTTCCGCCTTCGCGGTGACGAATATAAAAGAACCCGCCTTCGCGGTCGTCAAGGCCGGCAAAAACAAATTCGTTTTGACTTCCCGAAGGAATCAAGACCCGGCCTTCGTCGTCAATACGGGCAAGAAAAACCGATTTCTTAAATTCATTCGGAAGGCGGTTGATAATCGCGTCCGAAATTGTTTGCAATATTTGATTCATAAGGCGGCAATAATTCGTTCAAGTTCAGCGTCAATAAGTTCGCCGACATATTCTTCAACTTCTTTGACTTCTTCGTCGGTCGGCAAGAAGATTTCTTTCTTGCGTCGGTCTTCTTGACCTTTGGCAATAATATATTTTTCGTCGTTGATTATAGCAATAACAACTTCACGGCCGTCTTTGACAACTTGAATTGAATTGCGCAAATCGCCCGTATATTCAAGGTCAACCTTTCCGACTTGCCGGCCGGTTTCACTTCGTTTTTTTATCCAAGATTTCGATTTGTAGCCACCAATTGCGCCGCCGTCGGTTGCGCGACCTTCATTGAAGATTCTGAACTTCATTGCGCCTTCAACGTATTTCGCCCCCAAGAATAAGAAATCGCCTTGCTTTTGCGAAAGCAATTGTGAAATCAAGGTTATTCGATTCTTGAATTGTTCAAGTGTCATTTCTTCTTGACGTTTTTCATAAAGTAACCGGCCGAAAAGAAGACCAAAATCAAAAAGCCCAAAGCAATTGAAAGCCCCTTCATTGCCCTTTTGAAAGAATCATCTTCAAAAAAACCGGTCTTTTCAATTGTTTGAAGAACCTTTTCAATTCGAATTGTATCGCTTGGGCAAATTGATTCAACAAAGATTGAATCGCCCGGCAAGCGAATGATTTTTGTTTCAATCCGGGTTTCTTTGTCCCGAAAGAACAACGTGTCAACTTGACGAAACTTGAAAATTGTGTCGAACGAAGTTCGGCTTGTCACAATTGTAGTGTCTTTAATTCGCGTGACGATTTTTGTCAAAGGGTTGCAAGGAAAAGTTTCGTTGCAACGTTTTTCAGTCACGCAAGAATTAAGCGTCAATATTATCAACGTCAGAATCGCGACGTTTTTCAGTTGCTTCAACTTCATTTTTTTTGATATAATCGTTTTTATAGGCGTCAATTTTTGAATAAAAGAAGCCGGCAAAATCCTTCTTCAAATATCCAAGCAATGACAAGTTCTTGATAAGTGAAAACAAGTTCACCAAGACAAGCGGAACAAAGACGCCTTCATTGAGCCAAAACAGGGCGTCGGAACCCTTCGCAAGATTTGTAGCGAAAAGCAAAAGCCCCGTGTGAGATAACAACGTCCAAAAAATACGAATCGCTTTTCGCGTTTCAAATCGGTTGTTTCGCAAGGCAAGAACAACGCCTGTGACGTGGTCAGCCCCAATAAGGGCAATAAGGGCAAAATAAGACGCGGCCGGGTCAAATATCCAACCGGTGACAAAAGACGTCAAAGCGCCCAATGAAAAGCCCCCGAAAACGGAAGCGAATAGTATTTGTGTTTTCAATTTAAGCGAAAAAACAGATTGAACGACGTCAAGAACGTCGTTTTGAAAAGTTGGTGAAAAGAAATCATTCTTGTTCATTTATTCAGTCTTTGCCGGTTCTTGGTCTTGGTCTTGAAGTCGGTCTTGATTGTGCGGGTCTTGAACCGCAATTGCAGCCTTTTTGTTTCATTGTATTAAATTTTTAAGGTGTCCCGTAAACCCAACGCGATTGATTGCAAATAACGCAAATATCGTCAATTCTTTTCAGTAATTCCGGCAATGATTGAACGACGTTATTGAAGTGAAGTTTGTATTGTTCAGAAAATTCGTTCAATAAAAACTTGATTTTTTCGTCGTCAAGCAAAGTCACCGAATTCAATCGGTCACTTGCCGCCGCTTCTTTGACAATTTCAAGCCCGGCTTTGTATAAAATAGGGAAGCGCAATTGCTGCGAAATAACGCAAGCAAGTTCGTTCATTGAACATTCGGCGTTTGCTTGAATTTCAAGCCCGAAAGAAGACGTTGAAATTCCCGAACCCGCCCACCCGTTCGCAAGCAAATATTGACTTGATTTTGAAAAGCAAGAACAACCCTGTTTGACGTTGGTTTTTGCCGGGTGAATATTTGAATTGTCAATTGTGACATAAATTTCGGAAGTGTTCGAAAGATAGTCCGGGAATATTTCGGCTTCGCCTTCGTAGTTCGTCGTAAAAGGAAACGTTCGAATTGTCAGCCCGTCAGAAATCTTCACAAATTCGGTGAAGTTTGTTTCTTCAAGTTTGATTTTGATTCGGTTGACCTTTATTCGAATCATTCGCGAATTTCTTGTCGTCAACTTGACCCCTTTATCAAAAGCCGCCGGCGCCGTGTAACCGGGCAAAAATTCCCCGACTTTCAATTCGTCAAGAACTGAATTGATTCGAAAAAAAGGTGAAGTGAACCCCGAAATTTCGGCAAGAACAAGTTCAGTCGCAAAGCGAATCTTTTCTTCAAGCAATTGCAGCCCGGACAAATAGCCGGAATCGGCAACGTCCGAAGCAAATCTTAAATTGATTCCTTCAAGGTCGTTAATCCAAAGACCCGACTTCGGGGTTGTTTGTGTCAAGCATTTGACGCCGATATAATTTTCAAGGCAACTTGTTAGCATATCCAAGCGGGTCTTTTTGATATATGTTTTTTTCTTGAAATCCGTTTGCGCGAAGAAACTTCGGAACTGAAAACGAAGGGCAAGCCTTATTGTCAAATTGATTGTGTCCGGCGATTTGAATGTCGGGTTTGTAGGCAAGAACTTCTTTGATAATTGAAAGAAGGGTTTCTTTTTGGTCAGCCGTCAAGGTATTCTTCGCTTTCTTTGTTGCTTTGTCAACGCCCCCAATATAGCAAACGTGACGCGAAATTGAATTGATACCTTTCACGCCGTTTGTGATTTCTTCTTTGTCAATAAAGCGGTCGCCGTCGTGTTTAACGAATTGGTGTCGGTCGCCGTTCAAAAGAATCAAATCGGAATAGCCAACTTGCGACCAACCGCGACCCTTTGGCGCCGGTGCCGTATGCCAACGACGAATAGTTTCAGCCGAAACGTCTTGACCTTCATACGTTGCGCTGCAATGAATGATAAGAAACTTCATTTCAGACATTGCCTTCGATATTTGAATCAACAACGGGCAATTCTTCGGGCAATTTTGCAACTTGTTTTTTTGATTTTGAATTCAACAAAAAGAAGATTGAATGATAAGAATCATTTTCAACAATTTCAAAACTGATTGAAGGGTTCTTTTTGATAGTCCAAGAAAGTTGTTCTTTTATATCGTTATCAATTTTGCGACGTTTTTCGCCTGTAATCAAAACAAAAACAACGCCTTCGCCTTTCTTGATTGCTTCAACAAATGAATCTTTCATTTCATTTTTTTTCTTTTTTAG